TGCTTTATTACCTAATAATTCAAGTGATAATAATGCTTTAGCTTTATCTGCTTCAGCAGATGTTTTTAACATATTGTATAATTCTTTTGTCATTTTAATAACGGTTTTATTTCTTTTTTATTTAATCCTCTGTTGGTTAATATACGACTAATTTCTGTGGTAGCCAATATATTTATATATTCTTTTGCTTCTTTACTTGAACATTGAAAATAATCTTTAATATGGTCTGTTAAATCTTTATTAGGTTGTTTTACCTTAGATTTAACATATTTACTCCATTTATTATTTTTAGGGATAAACTCTCTATATATATTATAAATCATTCTTTTTTCCTGTGGAGGAAAATCTTGAACATAATTTACAATTTCTAGATAATCAGGATTCATAGATAAAAACCTATGTATCATATAACTATTCCAAACCTCCCAGTCTTTATCTGTAAAAGATTCAACTGGGGGTTTGGTGTTATTAATTGCTTTTAACCAATCAAAGATGTTTTTCATTAAAGGATATAATCTTTATATTCTTCTCTTAGTTCTTTTGGAACCGAGGATTCTAAAATTTTCTTAGTTGAAGGATCATAAAAAACTGGAATTGGGAGTAAAGCATCCTCATCTGTACCCATTACAAATTTAGACACTGTTCTTAATAGTACTCCTTGTTTAAATAAAATACCCCCATCAAAATTTTCAATGGATGTTGTGTTTTTTAAATCAATAGGTGGACCTTGTTGTTGCTGTTGCATAATTATTTATATTTTATTAAAGTTTGAATTAATGACATTATATTTATTTCCTTGTCAATACGGAAATTTGCTTTATATTGGTGTTCGTTTATTGCTAGTACTGCTGTACCTTCTTTATCTTTATAATATTCAGATGAACGATCATAAAGTGCTCTAAATAATTCATCGAAATCATCTACATTAGCATCTGCTATTATTTGGCGTATATTATTAAATGATGATACTTTATTACCTTTAGATAATTCAGTAATTACTTTATCTATATAATTAGATGATACTAATATTGAATGGTCTAATTTTAATGTATTATCTTGTGTAGATAACTGTATAGTATTAATACATTTACGTAAATCGGGATAATATTGATTAACTAAAGGTACTAAATCATTTATATCATGTTCAATAGACTCTTGTTGTAGTATCCAATTTAAATGTTTAGCAACATCTTTTTTAGTTGGAGGTACAATTTTAAGTACTTGACATCTAGATTGTAAAGGATCAATGATACGCTCTACAAAATTACAAGTCATAATAAAACGCGTCGTACGAGAGAAAGTTTCGATGATATTACGGAGTGAAGCTTGCGCTTGGATAGTAAGAAAATCAGCTTCATCCAAAATGACCACTTTAAGTGGTTTAAAAGAAGCAACGCTTGCAAATCCTTGCACTTTATCACGAATCGTTTCAATACCTCTTTCATCCGAGGCGTTAATATAAAGATGATCGCAATCAAGATTTTGAACACAAAGTTTTGCCAAAGTAGTTTTTCCTGTACCAGCTGGTCCATAAAATATTAAGTTTTGAATATCATTTTGTTCTAAATATTTAGAAATTGATTTTTTAATATTTTCATTCCCAACATAAGTTTCTAACTTAGATGGTCTATATTTTTCTACTAATAAACTATTCTCCGTATTCACCATATATTGAATATTTCTTTTCTGGTTCAGGTATTACTTCTGTTTCTGTTGAATCAATTGCATATAAACTACTTTTTAATGGTTCTAATCTGTAATGACCTTTAAATCCTGTTTTAATCATGTAGGCTTCTAAAGTATCAGTTAATGTTTTGTGTGTAGGACCATCAGGTTCATTTGCAACTAATCTCCATTTATCGCCCGGAGGTACTCTCCGAGCGATTAGGATATTTTTTTCTTCAATCTTTGTAGCCATAATATACGAAACTATTTTGACTCAGCCACAGATGCTTTTTTNTAATCTGTAATTACTCGTTTAATAGCTTGTGCTGCTTTTCTAGCTCGTGCTTGACTTGCTTTAGTTGTCCCATCGTTGTTTTCTGCTAAGGTATTAAAGTTTTCTTCAATTACCTCAAAAATTTCTTGTTTTGTCATTTTTTATTATTTATTAATTATTAATTTACATCATACCCATCATTGGGTCCATTTGTTGTTGTTTATTATCATCACTAGGTTCATCAACTACAGTACATTCTGTTAATAAAACAGTACCTGCTACTGATGCTGCNTTTTGTAGTGCTGTTCTAGCTACTTTAGTTGGGTCGATAATACCTGCTGTTTTCATATTAACAGTTTGTTCTGTTTTAATATCATACCCAGCCCAAAAATCATCTCCGGAATTAACTAAATTATCAGCTAAAATTTGCCCTTTAACTTCATCAAATCCAGCATTAACAAGAATTTGGTTAAATGGTTTAGCACATGCTGATATTACAATTTGTGCGCCTGTTGTTTTAGCTTCTAAACCAGAGGAAGCATATAGTAATGCAGTTCCACCTCCAGGTACTATTCCTTCCTCAATAGCTGCTTTTGTTGCATGTAAAGCATCATCAACTCTATCTTTCTTTTCCCTCATTTCAGTTTCAGTGTTTCCACCTACATGAATGATAGCTACTCCTCCTGTGAATTTCGCCAACCTTTCTTGAAGTTTTTCGATTTCGAACGGTGTTGTTGCTTTATCGATTTGTTGTTGTAATTCTTCAATACGTGCTTCAATTTGTTCAATTCCTCCTTTTCCATCTACAATTGTTGTTTGTTCTTTTTCTACAGTTACAGTACGAGCTTCACCAAACCATTCCCATGAAAATTTATCAAGCTTCATTCCTTTTTGTTTATCAAAAACAATTCCACCTGTTGTAACTGCTATATCTTCTAAAGCTAATTTACGTCTATCTCCAAAATCCGGGGCTTTAACCGCACATACACTTAATGTTCCTCTCATTTTATTAACTATCAAAGTAGCTAAAGCTTCATTATCTATATCTTCAGCAATAATTAATAAAGATCTTGCCTGAGCTCCTACTGCTTCTAAAATGGGCAATAATTCCTTTACCTGTGTTAATTTTTGATCAGCAATTAGAATAAGTGGGTTATCTAAGGTTGATGTCATACTGTTGTTATCTGTAACAAAATATGGAGATTTAAAACCTCTATCAAATTGCAATCCTTCAACAGTTTCAAGATAAGTTTCACCAGTACGAGATTCTTCAATATGAACTACTCCTTCCATTCCTACTTTATCAATAGCAGTTGCTATTAATTTTCCAGTTTCTGGGTCATTATTTGCAGAAATGGATGCGATTTGTTCTAATTGTTCTTCACCTGAGATTTCTTCAGATATTTTATTTTTTAAATTAGAAATTACTAATTTTACTGTAGCGTCAATATCTCTTTTAATTTGTACAGCATTTTCACTATTATTTAAAGCATTTAATCCTGCTTTTACCATTTCACGTGCTAGTAAAGTAGAAGTTGTAGTACCATCTCCTGCTTTTTCTGCGGTTTGAATTGCTGCTTGCTTTACTAATTGTACTCCTAATTCTTGTTCTGGTTCTGATAATGTAATTGATTTTGCAACTGTAACACCATCTTTTGTTGATTGTGGTGAGCCATTATTTGCAATAACTACATTTCTTCCATTTGGTCCTAAAGTTGATACTACAGCATCAGCTAATATATCTATACCTTTTACTAAATTTTCTCTAGCTGTTTTTCCTAATGTAACTTGTTTACTCATTTGATAAATCTGTTAAGTGGTTAATTTCTTCTTTTGTGACTTGTGTTTGTGCTAATACTTCTTCTATAGGAGTATTTACTTTAGCTAAAATTTGGTTTTCAGGACCTACATAATACTCATCCCCATTATAAGGTAATTTTGTAAATCCTTGGGTAGGTAAGACAACAATATCTCCTACTTTACTAATAGTAGGAACAAATTCCCCCATTAATGTTTTTTGACCCGGGCCAACGGATACAACTTTACCTGTTTGGTTTTTTTCACTTCCCAAATCAGGTACAATAATTGAACCATAAGTACTTTCTTCGGCTTCAATTGGTTTTACAATGACTGCATTAAATAACGCTTCTAATTCCATCTGTATAATTTTTAATTTGATTACTAATTGATTTATAATTGTTAATATATTCTTCTAAATTATCAAAATTTTCTACATCTGCCTTTAAATTAGCTATTTTTTGTAAAGCTTGTTCAAAATTAGCATAGTAATATAATGATTTTTCATAGGTTTTTGCCTTACCTTTAGCCCTGAAATGGGAAGCATCAGATGTCACATTTTGTTTTACAGTATAGCTGTATTCATCTTTAGTAATAAAGAAGGGTTCAAGCAAAGGGTCGGTAATAGTCTGAATAGACTTTCTTTTTGTTGTCATATAACTTATTTATTTAGACGTGAATATACGAATAATATTGCGCTAGGACACGCGTTTTTGGTAAAACTTTTATTTTATTTTAATTGTTTTTGCTTTTTTAGATTCCGCAATTGGAATAAATAGGTGAAGCAAACCATCTTTCATTTCTGCTTCTAATTTCTCTAGTTCGAATTTAGCTGCTACTTTATAACCTAAGTTAAAAGATCGTTTAGCTAATCCTTTATA